TACTTACTGCGATGCAACTAGACACAACAACTATAGTAAACACTCTAGCTTAGGAGACTTATTAAAAACATTTTACTTTGCAAAAGAGTGGTACGAAACTTACACAGCCCACAGAGTCAATCCTGTGTATGATCCAGGCATTGATTTCACAGGTGGCGAGCCTACTAACAATCCTAACTTTTGGAAGTTAATTAAAGAAATTAAAAACATTGACGACAGGTGGCGTTTAAGTCTAACAACCAATGGAACCTGGCACTATAAAAGAATGGACACGGTCTTAGATAATCTATTTGGTTTATCTATCAGCTATCATCCAGAAGCAGATAAAAAACTAAAAGATCGTGTTCTAAAAAACATAGTTGATATTTCACAAACTAATCTATGGCTACAAGTGAATGTAATGCTGCATGTTGACTATTGGGACGAAGTTACACAAGTTTGTGACTTCCTAGATTCTAAAGGTATCAAATATAACCCCGTACCTATTGGAGATGGTAACAGAGCCATTAGTGGTTGGTTTATAGATGCCGACGGAAATAACAGACGCACTAGTCATGTGTACAGTAAAGAACAACAGGAGTGGTTTTGGAAGAAAACTAACTTCAAAGGTTCCGCAAGCGACAGTAACGAAGGAACAAATATTGGACGTAAATGTTGTGGAGGCAGATGCCTTGTAGGAAAAGTTGACAATGAATGGCAAGACATTAAACTAATTGACAATCACTTCAAAGGTTGGAGTTGTACTGTTGATTGGTATTTCCTACATATTAATCAAGAGTTTGGAGACGTATATCACCATCAAACTTGTCGAGCATTACACGGTGAAAAAATAGGTGCAATTGGTAATCTTAAAGATAGTGAAAAACTTATTGCAGATTTAAAAGAACGTTTAAAAAATCCAACTCCTATCATTTGTCCTAATCAGCGTTGTGGCTGTGGTATGTGTACACCTAAAGCAAAAGATCAAGAAGACTTTAAAGTAATATGGGCCTCACTAGTCAAATAATTCCTATTGTAAAAGACTTAAAGGGCAAGTTTTGTGAACGGCCCTTTAAATCAATTGCCATTAAAGAAGATGGTAGTTGTTGGCTTTGTTGTAGTTCTTGGCTTCCGCAACAAGTAGGCAACTTGTACGACAATACACTGGAAGAAATTTGGCACGGTGAAAAAGCCAAACAAATAAGAAATTCAATACTTGATTTTAGTTTTAAATTTTGCAATCATTCTGTTTGCAACGATATAGCAGATAACAGCTTACCTGAGAGAATTGGAACTCCAGAAGCAGACGAATATCCATCACAGATATTTTTTGAAAATGATTTAAGTTGTAATCTAAGTTGCCCTAGTTGCAGAACTAGAAAAATTTATGACACTAGCGGGCCTGAATATGAACGTAAAAAAGAACTACACAAAAAAATTATTAATTTTATATTTGACAAGCCGCACGATAAAGAAATTGTGTTAGAAATAACAGGCAGCGGAGATCCGTTTGGATCGAAGATTTTTAGAGATTTTTTAACTACGTTTGATCCAACACCTTGGCCTAATGTTATACTAGATCTGCAAACTAATGGAGTGTTGCTTACACCTACAAACTGGAACAGAATATCAAAATGGCACAACAAGATACGAGCCTTAAGAATTAGTTTTGATGCTGCGAAAGAAACTACTTATAATATTGTTAGGGTCGGCGGACACTGGCAAACACTATTAGATAACTGCGATTATATTAACCATCAGTTAGAAAACTTCCCTAACATTTATGTTATGACACAGTTTGTTGTACAGGATTTAAATTACAAAGAAATGGTTGATTATGCAAACTTGATACTACATCGATATCCAAGATTTTATAGTATAGGATTTCAACTAGCTATTGACTGGAATACATGGGATGCAGAAACTTATAGGCAACGAACTGTTTGGAATTCTGCACACCCTGAATTTAAAAACTTTCAAGAAGTTTTAAAAGACCCTATCTTTAAACACAAGAAGCTTCGACTGAATAATCTAGCAAGTGTGATAGTTCAGGAAACGTAGATTTAAAATCTGTTCCCCTTGATTTTTCAAGTGTAGTTATATATTCTCGAAATGCTGGTAGTTGGGCTGTGTGGTCCTCGGCATCCATAAAATCTAATACTGCTAGCCATCGTTTCCAACCATAAGGATTCTTTTTCCAAAAATCAGTATCTTGTCTGTAGTTAGTATGCAACCAATTAGCAAGTTCGCCAAAACTCTTACGCACTTCTTCTTTGTCTGCTTTTGGTAATAGCCTAATACTTAAAAATGTTGGTATGTATAAGAGATGCATATTAAAAATGCCGCCACCAGCTTGAATGCCACCTACAGTATTTTCTAAATTTACTTTCTTAAAGTTTTGTGTTATTTTCCATTTAGCAAACTCTGCCAAGTGTTTGATGTTTAATATTTGTATAGCAGTGGCAATACTAACTTGGATGTTGTCGGGAGTGTTGTCCAGCTTGTGAAGATTTCGTACGATAGTATCCCAGTCACTAGGATAACGTATATAATAATTGCGGTCACCGACAGCATCAATGCTAAAGCCGACTTTAACTTTTTTGAATTGCTTCCATAATTCGATAATTTCATCATCTACTAATAATCCATTTGTGTTATAACGAATAAGGATCTTATCTGCGTATCCTTGTCTAATAATTTCTTCTAAGAACCATTTATGTTCTCTAATCATTAAAGGTTCGCCGCCTGCAAAGTATACTTGTTTTAGGTTAGGAATCTGGGCATACATTTCTTTCCAGAAGTCTGGATTCTCGTGCCAGAAATTATTAAAATCTTTCCTGTCCCAAGCCATTTGTTCTTTAAGTTCTTTTGCTTGAAACAAAGGATATATTTTTTTATGCTCGCCCACCCATTGACTACTATCATGCGGACTGCACATAACACATTTTAAATTGCAAGTATGACCTAATCTAAGATCCAGATAAACTAACTTCTCTGGCACAGTACCGTCTTCTGCTGTTTGAGCTATCAATTCTTCTACATCAATACCTTCTTCCATCCAAGAGCCTGTTTCCCAAATGCGTTTACTGGCAACACCTCGAGACTCTTCAGCAATACATTTACTACAACTGGCAGGTATTTTACCTTCTAACATTGTTAAACGAACATCTCGCATGTACTCGTTGTTCCATGCGCTCATAGGAGTTTCACGTCCAAAGTTAGCTGGAACTCCTCGTTCGTTTTTAACTAAACCAACGGTATGATCTTCTCCGGCGCCGCTGGCATTTGCACTACAACACAATCTCATATCACCGTTAGGGCGTGTTGCAAAATGTATCCATGGTAGTATGCAGAAAGTTTTACTTCCTGAAACTGTTTCAATTTTATCTTGCCACTGTTTAATTTTATTCATTAGGCTGGCGTATCTTTTAAAATATCAAATGCACTAGAGCCTAATTTATGTTCAACTGCTTTTCTAAGATATGAATCTGCATGAATATCTCTAAGCAAATTAGACAACACTACATTTTGCCTTTGAATTTCCATAAACTTGTCTAAATAAAATTGTTCTGTAATGACTACTTTTTCTTCCATGATATTACCAAATATTAAAAATGTATTTTGGAACTAGTCCACAGTTAGTTCCTGCATGCCATGCCTTACGACTAGACCACTTGTATGTGGCTCCTTGATGCTGATTATATAAACATTTATCCTCAGCTATAAAAATATGTCCAAACTGTGGTTGACTCATATGTACATGAAAACGAATAGTGTCTGGTAAAGGTTCGTCATCCTGCACATCCCAGTGTTGCGGAGCAAAGTAACCTGGATGAATTCGACTAACCCACGCATTAGTGTAAGACTCCATACCTGCCCATTCAACAAACTTGTCTACTATTTTAATATCAAAATGATCTCCGGGATAAAACATATCCCAACTAACTGTTGGACCATACCCCGCTTTTTTCCATAAGTCTGTAACTTCGTTTAGACCTGGTATATCGTCACCTTCCTTGTGTTTAGGCCCGACATACGGTTGCTGTTTTTCAAGATGTTGGATTAGTGCTTGCCATGCTATTGGACATATACCTACAAATTCAATCATTTTTTAGTTCCTAAGAAATGAAATAGATAGTATGGCTCTGATCCACAGTTAGTGCCGGCATGATGTGACCTGTACCAATTCCACTCATATATTTCGTGTTGTTCAACATTATAAAAACACTCATCTTCTAATATAAGAACATGACCAAATTTTGGCTTATCCATAAAACAAACATAGCGAACAAGTTCGCCTTCTGCTAACCATTCTTTTTCGTGATCTTCTACATCCCAGTGATAAGGCACACAACGACCTGGCATAACTTCACTAACAAATACCCTGCGTGGTTTAATGTTAAACATCTGTTCAAATACTTGTTGCACACTTATATCAAAATGTTCTTGGGGATAGTAGTCGTACCATTGTATTTGTTTTAAATCGTAGCCAGCTTTTTCCCAAGTACCAATAACTTCTCTATAAGATCCTAATAATTCTTGATCACCAACTGCCGAAGCCTCACTTCTGTCTACAACGCTGGTCACACTATTAAAGTCTCCGGCATGAGGTTGTATGTCTGCTATAACTTTTTCCCAGTCAATTAATCCTAGTGTAGATCCAACTCTTTTAGGCATTGAACATTTCCTCATATATAAAACGCATATCTTCTTTGCCCCATTTAACATGTACGCCAAGTGATTGCTTAAACATAGTTTCTAAATTATACTTACCGTTAACTAAATCACCCGTTTCATCTAATCTAAATTGAGCTGTACTATGTATAATTCCATCCATGTATTTGGCTTCAATAAAAGGATCATCGACCTCTACGCATCCGTACATATCTATGGCATGCATCCTGCCATCACTGTCATAAAAATGACAATGAGGATACATAGTAAGTTTGTAAACTCCACTAGAGTATGCATCTATCATAATGTTGCGAATTTGTTGTTTCCAATCGCTTGGAAGTGCGTTGCCTGTATAGAGTATTTCGTTACAAGTTGGTCCGTACCATTTATAAAATATTCGTTTACTCACACGGTCTATATCAACTATTTCAGGAGCCCATGAACGATTACTAAACTTTTGTGCATATTCTATTTCTTTAAAGAAAAAATAATCAACAACTTCGTCTGTGTAACCAACACGATTGGGTTGCCACATACGTTGATATTTGTTTTGCCAATCGTAGTTGGCGCAGAATGTTTTTCCGTCAGGACTTATTAACGGCTCATATGTTTGTTGCGACATGCAATTAGGAGTACCGTCATTGTCATATTTGTAAAAAGGTTTCCAATCACTTATTATCATACAAATGGTCTCTTGGACTCCAGCCTACTCGAGGTCTGTCACTAAAAAAGCAACTGGCAATCCATTTAGTGCCTGAAGTTATTTTTGTACTTTCATGAATAGTTGACCAATTTGTTGCTTCATCATAACATTGTTGAAAATACAAGAAAGAGCCAGTCTTTGGTTTTACAGTTACGTTGTGTTTAGGAAAGTAAGTTTCGCCGCCTTTGAAATTGTCATTTAGATAGAATATTCCAGTTCCTACTCTGTCACCGCCGTACTTGTAATAATTAATCTGTCTTGGATCATAAGGGTAATCATGATGGTATGCAAGAAACTGTCCTGTTTCGTAATTGTATACATCGATGGCTTCTATGTGACTATAAGGAATTCGTGCGGCTTGCACAATAGCTGTTGCCAATACATCGTAATCGTAAGGATCAACTCCTAAACTAATTCCCCGATCCTCTACTTCTTCTGTAACTTGTGCATAGGATTCAACACGGCTTTGATAACCGCTGTTAGGGTTCATTCCTGCTTGAGAATGTTTTTCTATTAAACGTTGACAAAACTCAGCAGTTAATAAGTTATCAAAAACACTAATACGAGGAAGCTCTAGCATCTTATGTTCTTCAAGTTGAATAACGTTAATGTTGATTGCTTTCAGACCTGTATCAGTTTCAATCCTGTCAAATTCTACACGTTGCAATTCAAACATAGTTTGCGGATCATTTTTAATATCCCATCGTTCTGCGTAGATGTTTGCATTATCTTTGTCGGCAGTAATGAAGCCATACTTTTTAGCATCATTGTACCATTTTACTATTCCGGTTTCCATCATTTATCCTAATTGAACTGCTCATTGAATTTATCAATTTTTCCGCATTGTCTACTACATTCGCGGACTGGACTAGTACCCCAGCTATCTCTAATAGTGGTAAATGTTTTTTCACCGAAAATTTCATCTAGTGTTTTTTCTTTTAAAGTTTCAAACTTAATACCTTTATCCAACATGTCTACTCGAGATGGGTGTATAGGCAACATAGCATTATAATCAAGCCAGCAACAAGGAATCACTTGTCCTTTAGCATTAATGTATATGCTTTTCTCATTCAAAACTTTACAGGAAATTTCTGCAGGTTCGTCTGTTCCAAGTAACTTAGATATTTTTTTGCTTTTAATAGAAGGAAATAATACATGACTAGTTGTGCCATCTTTGTTTAGCACCTGCAACTTGTCCTCTCTAAAACGAGATGTATTTTTAGATACAAAGTTTTTAAAACCTAACTGTTCACTTAATTCTCTACAAATTTCTACCTGGTGCTCGTTATGTTCAAATACCAGCATATCCCAAGTTGCTTCACCTCCTGCATTAATAAACAGTCTAGCATTGTCTATAATTTTTACCCAGTCTGTACCAATGCGATATAAACTATGAGTATCAATTAACCCATCAATACCAAATCGAACATGTACTTTTAATCCAGCAAGTCCTTTCCAGAAATGCCAACTCTTTGCAGAGCCGTTTGTATTCATGCTTAAAGAAATAGTTGGATTTGTTTCTCTTAAGTATTGAAAAATCTTCAGTGTGTCTTTTGCAACAATAGGATCACCTAAGTTACCACACATATACAATCTATCTAACTGTTTTATAAAATCAACAGGAAACCATTGTTTGAATTGATCAAGAGTAATTTCATCTAATTCTAACCAAGGATTATCTAACCCTTGAATATTCCTTGCACACATAGGACAAGTAGCCTGGCATCGGCTAGTTACTTCCAAATGAACTGTTTTGATTTGGTTTAAATTATACATTTTGACCTATAATCATAAACCTTGTGTATAAAGGTAAAACTAGTTCTCTTGCCCATAACACTTTGACATGACATTGTTGTTTGAATTCTTCTAAGTCGTTGGCAATTCTAACGTGCTCCGGAATGTTGTAATTATTGCTCTGGAGAACTAGTAAACTGTTGTGAGGATGTCCACTGAGCCACAGATCATATTGATCTTGTGTAATGTGTTCGCAACTGGTATTGATAATAATATCAGCATCACTGCGTAGTGTACACATATCAGCTGTTACTGCTCTAAAACGTCCTTCTATTTCTTCTTTTTTGTTCATCATCGTAGCAACAGACTCGCAGTTAGGATCTATATCAACGCTACGAATGTTGCTGATAGGAAGATCAGATTGAAACAACATACTGGCTAAAACTCCTACCCAACCTCCGTGTATGTCAACACTTACTGGAAAGTCTAATTCCTTGTTACGTTCTGGGTAGATGTAATAGACCAAGTTTTCAATTAACCAGTCTTTACTTTTTAACTGCCCTTGCCAGAAAGCATCAAGAGTACGCATAGGATCTTTGCTTTCGCGAATGGCACACATCCAGTAGTGTAAATGTTCTAAGTCTATTTGCATTTTGGTATTTTACTATCCGCTGAGCTTACACAAGTAGGTGTAATACAGCGTCTAGGTTCCTTAAATAATTCAAAGTGTTCTAGTGTACCTAACGGTTCGTCATGGCAACTGTAACTACGCTTAACTTCGTTACCTCTAATTATAACACTTTGATAACCACTATTGCAAGTCCAATTTTGAAATTTATTAAATCCAAAAGCATTAAATCTTTCTGCTTGGTCAAAGTAGTAGTCTTTCACTCCGTCATTTAGGCGAATTTGATAAACTTCTTCTCCTTGCGACTTTTGTGGGAATCCTTCTTGCATTAGTTTAATCATGTCATCGGTATATCCGTCTACTATATGACTAGCAGTTGGATCACTTTGTGGTTTAAGAGTTACATTAATTCCACGTTTATGGAAACGTTCCATACGCTCATACAGTTCATAAAACTTTTCAGGAACCATTACTTGGTTAATAGTAACATGAACTAGTTCGTATTGTAACTGTAAACACTTATCGCCAAACTCTTGTTCTTTAGCGAACTCGTCGTGGAAGCTGGCAGTTATACTTCTACGTTGTAACAGTCCTGTTTTATCACACCAAGTTTTCCACCATTTGCTTCCTGGACTTAAATTAGTAGTCATATGGATACTTTGGTACGAACTTTCTTTTTCGTCCAAGTGCTGTACTAGATCCAAAAGATTTTTATAAGCAGTTGGCTCTCCGCCACTAAAACTCCAGTGAAATTCGTTAAAACCATTAGCTCTTGCTTGTCGTTTTATTTCATCAACTACAGAAGTGTAGACTTCCAGTGTTCGATGGTCAACACTATCACTTCGTGCATAAGGCCAACAGTAGCTGCAATTATAATTACAAAAACGTCCGAGTATCCAACTCACAGAAAATAGTGGTCGGTCCAACATAGTTCTCTGTCCAAAACGAACAATATTTTCAAAAGGTATTTGGTTAAAATTCATTACTGATATTTAACTGTAGTTTATACGGGTACCAAAATAACTTGACTTTGCCCAGAATTGAATATATACTATGCAAGTAGACGTGAGTGGAATTGGTAGACCTCCCCTGTGGTGTAACGAACGGCCACAGGGGGCCTGGGCCTAGTCAATATGACGGCTTTGTAGGTTCGAATCCTACCGTCTACACCATATTAACAACACACAGAGGCACAGATGAAAAAGGCACTTTTTGGTTTACTACTTATTGCTAATACCGCTTGGGCATGGAACTGGCAAGATCCAGATTCAAAATTTGACGTAACTCAAAATGAAGTATCACAAGTTCATCTAAAATGGGTTGTAGTCAAAGACGTCAATGCGGCATGTGCTGCCGAAAATAAAAAACGCGGTGGTAAAGTATGGCGTTTTGATGTTCAAGCCTGTTCATTTTGGGAGGGCAAAGAATGTGTAATTTACACTCCAAAAATGGCAAGTATTCATAATTTAGGACACGAAGTTCTGCATTGTTTTAGAGGTGCATACCATTGAGGGATTTAGTTGAAGACATTTATCGAGACGCCGAAATCTTAAACAAGATTCGGTCTCGGGACGACTATGCTCAAAATTTATATGCGGCATGGTGTAATATGCAATGGTGCCCAAAAGAATTGTGGCCTGCTATTAGACAAGACCGAGATAAAGATTTATGGCATGCCAGTTGGCGCGGCGCCGGCGGCATTGTAGCACGTCTTAGAAACCAAGGTGGCGACTATATGGATTGGTATTGTAGTGGCATGGGCGGACTTGCTACTTATGATCTGGAAGAAGGCGATCGTTATATGGCCGCAAAGAAATACGTACCAGAAGGAACTATTACAGATGAGATTGCCACAGATCTTGACAGACTAGGTTGGTTTCCAGTACCATACGAAGACAACTAATTTATAGTTAAATACAACCTATGGAACAAAACGAAAAATTTATTTTTACAGCAGAGGATATTTTTCAGGAAATTCCTGGAGATCCTGATAATGTTATGATGAAATTTCCAGATGAAGTTTTAGAACTTACAGGCTGGAAAGAAGGAGACACATTGGATATTAAAGTTGAAGACGGTAAAATCGTCGTCACCAAAGTATAATGGCAAAAGACGATATTATTGAACTAGTTGGACAAGTTGACGAAGTACTACCCGGAAACATGTTTAGAGTTAAGGTAGATAACATGCCTAATACTTTACTTTGTTATATGGGCGGAAAATTAAAGCAACACAAGATAAGAATCATTTTAGGGGACTCGGTTAAAATTGAAGTTAGCCCTTATGATTTAACAAAAGGTAGGGTAACTTATAGGTTGTAACTATGAACAGCGTAATGGAAACTATTTGTGCTATATGCAATTCAATAAGATCTAGCACAAAATCAGGCCTAAGTTTCCAAAAGTTGCTCAACCAAGTTCGAAAAGAATTCAGACTCAACGATATTGAACTTAAAGTTAAAACTCGTCGAGACAAGAATTTATTATCCGAAGTGTTTTATGCCAACGGATACTACGACCCAGTAGATGATGAAGAAGGTGATGTTTGCATCGAACTAGTTATTACTCATAACTTTCCAAAAGATCACGTTTGGTTCCCAAAACATTCTACAGAATTACTAATACAGATTTTCGATACTGTTGTTCATGAATTGCGGCACCAAAGGCAATATCGAAAACGTAAATTTAAATTAGGTGTTGAACGAGGTCCTGAACACAAAGAGTATTTGGCAGATCCTGAAGAAATAGATGCTTACTCTATTTCTATTGCAATAGAACTTTGCCGTAGTTTAGGCAAGACACGAGCACTCCGCTATCTGCACAATGTAGAAACACTAAGCAGGCTGAGATTTCATAACCAATATGCCAGTCCTTGTTTGGGCATGTATAAAGGTGAATTCCCAAACCAAAATGATCCTGTTATAAAACAGCTAATCAAAAAAGTCTATGTACGACTAAAGAAGGTTGACACTGACTTCATTTTCATGTAAAATACACAGTATATTAACTCACCCAGAGAGCGACATGAAAGAGTACCCAACCCAACAAGTTCTTGAGCTGGCTTGTGCAGCTCAACGGATTAATGGCGCATATATCAAAGAAAATGAAAATATTTGGGCAGAAGACGGTAAGTTTCTGTTTACCAAACACTCAAATAAACTTCTCATGCTCTGCACCCTGGATCCTGCAATCTGGACTGCTGATCCTAAGGATGCACCTATGCCACTTAAAATAACCGAAGAGGATATTACTAGGGCAGAGGATGTCAAAAAGCATTTTCGAAAATTCATGTTTGGAGCTATCGAAGGCGAAAACGATTTCCAAACCAATGTGAATACCATTTTGAATGGTGAAACTGTAAAGCAAAATCAATTTGGTTATGTTGCCTGTTTGCCTAGTGTTCAGATTCGAGATGTTGCACAAACCAAAGTTAAAAAAGCTGCAAAGAGTGTCGATGAAGGCCATTTGGCAGACATAGACACTTGGATTAAAGATTTGGATGCAGAAATTATTTCATCAGTTAAGTCAAAAAACTTTGAAGGATTTAATATTGATGCTATAATTAACAACAAAATGGCCGCTTGGGTCAGTAAGACTAATCTTGAAATTGGTCCAGCAGTCATTGTCAAAGCCAAAGTAAAAGGTTATCATAAACATTGGAAACACGAAAATGATGTAACTAGGCTTAATTATGTAAAGGTAGCGCAATGAGCAAGTCTAAACATAAACCGCATCAATGGATCGATGGTGAAACTGCTGATCGAATTACTGCTCTTAACCTTAGAGACTACAGAGCGTATTTGAAAAGCGAATTGAAAAAATGGAAAAAGAATCCTAAAACTGAAAGTAATCCTACGGGTTATTGGCTTCATCCAGAAGATGTAGCAGGTAATATCCGTAGGATTGAAGCATTAGATCTAATTATTAAAGATTTCGTAGAAGTTCCGGAGGAACAATGAGACAAGAACTAGACGAACAACTGTGTAAAAACTATCCCAAGATGATGGTTAATCGTAATAAGCCCATGACAGAAACTTGTATGTGCTGGGGTTTTGATTGCGGTGATGGTTGGTTTAACATCATTAATAACCTCATGGGTAATATACAGCATCATATCGATTGGCGGAACCGTCAGCGTGAAGTTGTTATTAGATTCAACAAAATCCGTGAAGCGGGGCAATCAGGTAATGCCGAATTGTTTGCAGACTTGATGGCCGAAGAATATGCTAACAAAGGCATTAGTGCAGACTACATTAAACAACGTGCAGAAGAGTTTATGACTCAACCGTTACAAGAAGTTCCTCCAGAAATTCCTCAAGTAACGCTGGATCAAGTTAAAGAAAAGTTTGGCACACTACGGTTTTACTACACTGGCGGTGATGATGTCATTGACGGTATGGTGCGTATGGCCGAAAGCATGAGTGGGTGTACATGCGAATCATGTGGTAATACTGCCGAACGTAGCAGTGATAATGGGTGGGTTCGAACAATGTGCCAACCATGCTTAGACAAGCGTGAACAAGAACGAGCTAAACAAATGGCTGAATGGGAACAAGAACGTGCAATACTTAAACAAGGATATGAACAATGAACAAATTTGTAGAATTATTTGATAGATACCGCAAACCAATTGGCTATACAATTGGTGTTTTAAACGTCCTTACTGGACTTGCTGATGTTAGTGTTGGTCACACTATGACTGGAATTTTATTTCTTATCATAGGTGCATTAATCATTTTTGATACAAAGGTTTACAAATGATTACAATGAAAGAATGGATGGAATTAGTTGACTATAAAATCACTGAAGGTGGTGATTATGGTTGGAGTTGCTATGGTTCAAACAGCTATCAGCTGAGTAGCTGGAACGGTGTTAACGGTCCTGGCGGCTACAGCTTCAATATTGTGTTTAGCACTAAGAGTCAACGGGTATATGAAGTAGAAGTTTGCGACTACACTAACGATCGTGCATATCGCATTATTAATCCAGAATACAAAAAGAAGCACGACAAAGAAGCAAAGTCTCGAGGCGTGAATTTAAATGAAGCATGGGATGATGTTGAATATGTAGATTTGGATGTAGACGACGACTTTATCCAAAAATGCCTAGCTATTAAAGCGGGCGAGGACTATGACACCCGTGTACAAGTTCCGGTTGACTTTTCGGATGAAGATCTGTTAAAATACATGAAAATGGCACATGATCGTGATATGACCTTTAACGAATTCGTTGAAGAAGCATTGCGTCATGTTTTAGAGGAAGTTAAAGCCGGACGTATAACAAAAGAAGACGCTCAGGCATTTATAGAAACAGAGGACTAAATGCGTATCAAATTAGTCAGTGATCTCCATCTTGAGTTCAGTGACATCAATATACAAAACGACAATGACTATGACGTTTTGATCCTTAGCGGTGACATTATGATCGCCGAGGATCTCTACGACCATCCTGTTGTTCCTAGCATCTACGAATACGGTTCGTTCGCAGAACTAGGCCGTAAGCAAAAGCGTGTCCAAACGTTTCGTGATTTTTTGAAGCGTTGTTCATTCCAGTTTCCACATACCATTTATGTGGCCGGAAATCACGAATTTTATCATGGCAAGTGGAATCGTACACTTAAAGTCCTAGAAGACGAATGTGCTAAATTTCCTAATGTCTACTTCTTAGAAGCAGGTACTAAGACTATCGACGATGTAACATTCATCGGTGGAACGTTGTGGACTGACATGAACAAAGGCGATCCGCTGACACTTCATGCGGTGCGTGACATGATGAACGACTTCCGTATCATTAAAAAGGAAACCGAAGGTTACACTAACCTTAAGCCCATTGATACTGTTTTTCGTCATCGTCATATGCTTGACTACATCAAAACTGTAGTAGCAGAACGTCATGATGAAAAGTTTGTTGTAGTTGGACACCATAGTCCTAGTTTCCAAAGTGTACATGAATCGTATAAGTCAGAAACTATTATGAACGGTGCTTACCACAGCGACTTGAGCGAGTTTATTTTGGATCGGCCACAGATCAAACTGTGGACACACGGACACACCCATCACTGTTTTGATTACATGATTGGCGAAACTCGCATTGTTTGCAACCCACGTGGTTATCATAGCGATGGCTATAGTGAAGACACAGGATGGAATCCTAATATTTTATTGGAGGTTTAAATGGCAGAGGAAAAAAAGCTAACAGTTGTTGACATGTTGCGAACTACAGGCAACAACACAGCTGAATTTATGGATAAAGTCGCGGCTCATATCGAAGGACTAGAGCAAGAAATTATTCGTTTGCGTCATCGTGTAGAAGAACTGGAAGCAGGAAATGTCAACGCTGAGTGAAAAAGAATTTAAACTATTTAAAAAATGGTTGAAATCTCATTTGGCTTTTGGTCCTGTGACTGTTATTTTTACCAAAAAGGACGGTACTGAACGTGTGATGGAGTGTACAACCAATCCGTCACTCGTTCCAGTTGACTTAACCGAAGAAAAACACTATACTAACACAGACAATCCAATAGACTTTCCTAAAGAAAAGAAAGAGCGCAAGGTAAATGAAGATGTTTGCCCTGTGTATGATTTGGAAAACAAACATTGGAAGAGTTTCCGATGGGATTCAATTAAACAAGTAAGATTGGAAATAAAGTGAAAATTGGTCTTAGTTACAGCCGTTGCGTTCGAGATATTGTCGAAGGCGTAGTTGACATCGATGATGTTTTGATTATTATAGCCAGAACCGATTTTGACCCACGAGATGACAAACAGTGGCAGAGTATTTGGCAAGGATACGGCGGTGGCAACGATACCCACTCTATGCGTGGATTGTTCAGCGGCAGTCTTCCTGAATGGGGCAAATACAAAGACGAAGACGAAGACCGTTTCCGTAGTGTCAGTATTGAACTTTGGGAACAAGGTAAATTCCACCAACCTCGCCAGTTTGGTGCCCATCCTCGACGTATGCCTTATATTTGGCTAGAAGCAGTATTGCCGAACGACGAGCTAGAAAATAATCCTGCTGCAAAAATGGCTTGGGATAAATTCCAAACTATTGCAGCGTTGTCTAACGTAGAACTCAATGACAAAGCTCAATGAGACTTTTAATCACTTTGTTGATTGCAACAGTGGCAGGGTGCAGTAACAGCGCACCTGTGCCCACTTACGAACAACTTTTAAACTGGCAACTTTCTTGCAAACAAAAGAATGAGCAGTTTAAAGAGCTTAAACGAATTCAGCAAATAAAAAACTTCAACGAAGACCCTGATCAATTATCTGCCATAGACAGGCAATATAATGCCTTGCTCAAAGAACACATGTGGTGGTTTGTTTATAATTGCGAACAATGAAAAAACTTCTCATTCTTTTGGCATTGATTAGTCAAACAGTACTAGCTGAAGACTGCCAAGTGCGTCAGGTTAGTAAAGTTACTGCTGATCGCAAAATGGGCAATATTGACGATTTGGTTAAAATCAAAAGTAACCAAAAGTGTCAAGTTAAGTTTAGCATTATAATCGACGGTGAAAAACATAATGTAAATTGGACACACGAAGACTACGGAGATCCAGAGATTAGTTGCCAAAAAGCCATTGAATATGGTTTGAGTGAATTGAACATGCGACTAGGCGGCAAGTACCAGTCCGAAACTATGTTAGTGTGTAGCGAAAGCGCACAACGAAATCGTCCTTTGAGAATTGGTGACGAAGGTTTGGAAACAGAATTTGGTACTGTAGCCAAAAAAGGTTACTTTATGTTCAAAGGAACCAAATGTCGATACTTTAGTGAACGCTATAACAATGGACGTTTACAGTTTTCCAAAGGAGTCATATGCAAAAATGATGAACTTTGGACAGTTGTGGACAAATGGTGACTTGACATTTGACTTGAGTTCACATATAATATACTCATGTTTAACAACATATTGAGGCAAACTTTATGAAGGCATTTATCGCAGGCACTATCTTTGGATTGGTACTAGCTACTGTTGGGTTTTCCGGCATTGCTCGTATGCTAGACAAAGGTGTAGACACAGTTAAAACACAGAGTCAGGAGATGGCAAAATGAAAGTAGTATTTGCATTAATGGTAGCACTGGCCCTGACCGCTTGCTCTACAGTAGCAGGTGTTGGTCAGGATATCAAATCGTCCGCTGAATGGACTAAAGAAAAGATGAGTGGAAAATAATGAAAAAAATACTTACCTTATTGCCGATTGTTGCTGTATTGGCTGCTTGCGGTACAACTGATCCTTACGGCAAACGAGCTGACATGGAACGTGAACGCCAAGAAAAATTGGTTGAACGTGCTATTGATAAGGCTCCAAAGTGGATGTATGAAGTTCCGTCCAGCACCAGTGCCGTATATGAAGCAGGCACAGGCCGTAGCACAGACTTTAGTTATGCAGACTTGCTGGCTAAAGACGATGCCTACAGAAAAATCTGTATGACTGCTGGCGGTACAATGAGTATGCGTAACAAGGTCTATCGTTCAGAAGGCGAAAACTCTGCCACTAGCATTAATGAAATGGTAAGTCGTAGCTCTTGCGACAAAGTTGACCTTACTGGCGTTGAACTTAAAGAAATTAAACGAGTACCGGAAGGTAAATGGTTCCGTACCTATGTTCTAGTAGCTCTCCCTACAGGCGATGCTAACATCTTGAAACGTGCTAAAGAACAGCACAAACTTCAAGAAATGGCTATCAAACGTGCTCCGGAGGCATTTAAAGAATTGGATCAATAATGGTCCTTGAGATATTCTTTTATGGCTTTGTTACAGCATTTGGTTGGTGGAGTGCCAACCACTATGTAATAGAGCCATACTTTCCTCCTCCTATAGAACGTAAAAAAGAAGAAGTAAAAAAGGAAAATCCATGATTAGACTTTGGTTAGTATTCATAGTCTTTGCGGTTCTAATCCATTTTAGTATTGTCAGCTGGCGAGCATTAAGTGGAAAGGAAAAATGGTCTTTGACAAAGACACTTGGCTATAGTATAATTGTTTCACTGTTAGCAGTAGCAGTGATGACAACAATCGTTATTTTATTTTAAGGACACACAAACATGAAACGTATCGCAACCCTTGGTCTTATTGCCGCCGCAGTTCTTGCTACAGGCTGTACTCGTATCGAAACTGGTGAAGTTGGCTTGCGGGTTGGCTTTGACAAGCAAGTTAAAAATGAAGAGCTACTACCCGGTAGTTTTAACCAAGTTATTATTGGTGATGTTCTTACATTCCCAGTCAAAGATGTTAACGTCAAACTTGACGACATGACTCCTATTGCCAAAGATAACAGCACCATGAAAGACTTTGATGCTATTGTTATCTATAACTTGAACCAAAGCCAAGTTGCTGAACTTTACAATAGCAAGTCAAAAGCCTTCCACATCAAGCACGACGGCGACACATATTTGATGTTTAATTACATTTACAATGCCGCTCGTAATGCTATCTATAAAGAAGCACGAAAGTACGAAGCATTGGATATGGCTGATAATCGTCAGCCGATGGAGCAGGCTATTCGCGAACAAATCCAAAAGACTCTAGTAGATGAGAAATTGGACGGTGCTATTACTGTTAGCCAAGTGTTAATTCGTAACATTGTGCCAGCAGACTCTGTTGTTGAATCTGCTAATGCTCTTGTTCGTGCCAAGAACGAGTTCAAGCAGAAAGAAGTTGAAGTAAAGACTGCCGAAGCAGAAGCTCGTCGTATGCAAGCTCTAGCCAACCAAGGTGCCCAAAGTATTGCATACATGCAGGCTAAGGCACAGGCAGACATTGCCGAAGGTATCAAGAACGGTAAAGTCAATACTGTTGTTGTGCCCTACGACTTTAAAGGTCAAGTGGTGATTGGCAAGTAACATGAAGTTATTTGAACGCACAGGCGGCTACTGGATGTTTTGGACAGGCGCCATTTATCTAGGTATTGGCTTGCCTGTTGCGTTATACTACAAAGACATTAGACCAGAGCTTATTCAACTAGTGTGGCTTATAGTATTAGCAATGCCTTTTTGGTGTCCACCTGTTGGACGTTGGCTTAACATGGATGTAGAATGGGATAGAAAAATGTTAAATTGGATTAAAAAGAAACCCAGTAATGTAATTCCATTTCCTGAACAAAAGGAAACTACAGAGTACGGCGGAGGTGATGGTGGTGGTTATCTTCCACCCGAACCTAAAAAGCCTGCTGTAACTTATTACACACTAGGTATGACTAGCGAGAATCGACTAGAATTCAAAATGGGATATAGTGCTATCACTATGAATCACGACGGACTTGTTAACCTAATGGAACAACTAGAAGTTTTCCGCAAACAACTTGCAGAGTATGAAGGTATTGAAGAATGAGCGGTCGAGGATTTATTGCACAGCAACCTGATGAAGTTTGCGAAATGTGCGGAAAAGTAGATGAGTGCAGACCTTACGGTCCAAACGATGAAAATATCTGTTTTGAATGCGCTATGAAAGATGAAGCTACAACTGAGCGCAAAATGGCCGCTTATATTTTTGGAGAAGAGTAATGCCACATTTGGTACCAATGGTAATTGAGCAAGAAGCTCGTGGAGAACGCAGTTACGACATTTATAGTCGTCTATTAAAAGACCGTATCGTTATGCTAGACACGGATGTTAACGAGCATAGTGCTAGTCTTATCGTAGCACAGCTCTTATTTTTGGAGAGTCAAGGCAATGAAGATATTAGTTTTTTCATCAATAGTCCTGGCGGTGTTGTTACCGCTGGTATGGCAATCTACGATACTATGCAGTTTATTCGTCCGGACGTTGCGACTATTGTAATGGGACAGGCTTGCAGTATGGGCAGTCTACTAGCCCAAGCAGGTGCTCCTGGCAAACGTAAAATGCTTCCAAATGCACGTCACATGATTCACCAACCTAGCGGTGGTGCTGGCGGGCAAGCAACAGACATGGAAATCCAAGTAAAAGAGATCCTAAAAATGAAGCAAAATCTTACCCAGATTTATGTTAATCATAATTCAAAGGGTAAAACTTTTGACGAATTTTATGCAGCTATGGAACGAGACAACTTTATGAGTGCCCAAGAAGCTGTTGATTTTGGCTTGGTTGACGAAATTGTTACAAAACGCCCATAAAGTGCGTATATAATTGGTAGCCGTAGTACACTATAAATACAACTGTGTAGGAGTGTGCTATGGCCCGCAAGGCATTCAACTGGTCTTTACTGGACCGCGAAACGCTGTACTCAATGCTTTACAAACTTAAAAGCGAGTTTGTAGGCAGACGGGTAGCTATTGACGAAATCTCTAGCAAAATTAGCAAACATCTTAAAAAACATCTTCCAATTCGTGTTACTAGCGAACGTTTTAAAGAAGCAAAAGGTAACGAAATTTGGATAGGAGGCATGTACCATTCAGACTATGACCGCAAAGGCTATAGTCGTTTTATCGAAGTTCAACTAGCATTTCCTCCAGACATTGAATCTATGAAACTATCACTATATCGTTGGCAACGAATTTGTGTAGTTTTTTCGGATATTATGTTGCATGAAATTATACACACACGACAGTTCCGTGCTCGTAACTTTAAACCAATTCCTATGTATCAAAGTACAGCTCAGTACGCCAAAGATCGCAAACAACAGGAATATTATGGAGATAGAGACGAGATGGGCGCACACGCCTTTAACTTAGCCTGCGATATGATTGACATGTTTGGTTGGGATCCAAAAGGAATCGCAGAATATCTTGATAAAAATCAACCCAATCGTAAAAGAAAAACCATGTGGCAACGATTCCTAGCCGCTTTTAATAATAACCACGATCACCCAAAAGTACGACAAATGAAGCTAAAAATTATGCGCCAATTAGAATACGCTTATGCAGGCAAGCCATTTCGTACTAATAATCACTTGACATACTGATATATAGACTGTATAATAGTTACATCAAGTTAACTATTGGAGTTCATTGTGAGCGATCCTTGCCAGTTTGTCATTTCTTCTCTCGAAGATCATCCTAGCCGTTTGAACAAAGAAGCAATTATTCTTGCACAAGCAGAAGCAGGCAACAATCAATTTTTTGAAGGCTGTCGTCTTGCTCTGGATTCGATGATAACTTTTGGACTTAAACAAATACCGGAGAAGAAAGATGAAGACGGCCTTGGGCTTGATTGGAACAATTTTATTAGTCTTGCTATCAGTTTACGTGATCGTCACCTCACCGGCAACGATGCCCGTGATGCCGTTGCTGAAGCCATAAAGCAATCTACTAAATCAGAATGGAATGGTTGGTACCGCCGTATTCTTATCAAGGATCTTCGCTGTGGTACAAGCGAAAAGACCATTAACAAAGTTGTAGAAAAGAAGTGGCCTCAATATGCAGTTCCTGTTTTTAGTTGCCAGCTTGCTCATGATAGTGCTAATCATGAATCCAAAGTTACTGGAAAAAAACTTATCGAAGTCAAACTCGATGGCGTTCGCGTTATTACTATCGTCCATACTGATGGCCGTGTGGATCAATTCAGTCGCAATGGTAAAGAGCTAGTTAACTTTGAGAAAATTAAAGAACAAATCAGTTCCGTTGTAAAGAAAGACCCTCCTAAGTACGATCTAGTGTTAGACGGCGAAGTTATGTCTAGTAGTTTTCAAGACCTTATGAAACAAGTGCATCGCAAGAGTGATGTTGCTGCAGACGATGCTGTTCTGCATTTATTTGATTTATGTCCTTTTGACAAGTTTCAAGAAGGTCGGTGGGACAAAGATCAAACAACTCGTAGTGCCTATGTCAAGGCTTGGGTAGAAAAACATCAAGCAGACTTGCCCAATGTTACTTGTTTAGATCACGAAGAAGTTGATCTCGATACTAGTGCAGGCCGCAAACAATATAGAAAAATTAATCAAAAGGCAATAGAAGGCGGCTATGAAGGCATCATGATTAAGGACCCTAATGCGCCTTATGAATGCAAAAGAACTGCCAGCTGGCTTAAACTAAAACCGTTTATTGAAGTATCGTTAGCTGTTACGGCTGTTGAAGAAGGCACAGGTCGTAACGTAGGTAAATTGGGTGCCTTAGTTTGTGAAGGTGAGGATGATGGAAAGTCAATTCGAGTTAACGTCGGTTCTGGTTTTAGTGATTCCGATCGTGATAATTATTGGGAGTCTCGTGAAACCCTTATTGGTCAAATTGTGGAAGTCCGTGCTGACGCTATCACACAAAACCAGGATGGAAGTTATTCTCTACGGTTTCCGCGCTTCTTACATTTTAGAGGGTTTGACAATGGCGAAAAGATTTGATATTCGTCGCAGTATGCACAAGGATATGTTGTATGGTGCAATGCTTGAGTTAGCAAAAAATCAACGTGTTTGGCACGAAAGTAGTGTAAGTCCAGAATACAGTCACTTGACAGATGACGGTAAGGCCGCTATTATACATGTTGTTGAAGAAATGTTTCGTGGATTACAAACAATCCACAAAGAAGAAGTTAAGGAAGAAGCCAAGCGGCAGACTATGGAAGCACTAAAGTGAAATTTTTTCATTGGGCATTGGTTGTCTGGACCGTTTGCATATCCTTGTTGCTTGGATTAGCTGTAAATGTTGTCAGAGAGCCAAAGCCCGTAACTGAAACAAGAACATTCTGTGCCTATGGAAGGATCTTTGTAGAGTTCGAAGACAACGGTAGAATTTGGGGGACGCTCATGCTAGATTTTTATGGCAGGCCGATTCCCTGTACAGAAGGTAAAGAACCGGAAATTAACAATACAATATAAGGAAAAATGTATGACTAATCCATTTCGTGATCAAGAAAAGTTTATGAGGGCTTGTGATCAGGTTGTAGATAATTGGAGTGTCGATCAATTTAATTTGTACATTAAGTTGATTGAAGAAGAAAAGAAAGAACTAGACGAAGCCATTGCCAAATGCGATAGCGTAGAAATTGTAGACGCACTAACAGACATACTAGTTGTGACTATTGGCGCACTACACAGCATGGGTGCAGATGCTGAGGGTGCGTGGAAAGAAGTCATGCGAACTAACTTTGCTAAGATTGATAAAGAAACTGGCAAAGTTCGTAAACGTGAAGATGGTAAAGTCTTAAAACCCGTGGGCTGGACACCGCCCGAATTAAATAAGTTTTTAACTAAGGAGTAAACTATGTTTGGACATAACTATGCAAGCGATGGTATTATTAACTATCGCACCGCTGGCGAAGTAAATCAAGCTATGGGCCGTGTTTATGGCTACATGGGACTTGCTACTTTAGTCAGCATGATGGTCAGTTTCTTTGTAGGAACTAGTCCCGAGCTTGTGAAATTTTTCTTCACAGGTATTATGCACTATGTGGTGATCTTTGCACCGCTATTAGCAGTCTTTGGAGTTACTATTGCCCTTAACGCTAACCCGCCAAAAGAAATTGCTATTGCACTTCTAGCAGGTTTTGCGGCTTTGATGGGCTTGAGCTTTGCTGTTATCTTTGCTGTTTATACTATGCACAGTATTGTTAGTGCATTTATGGGCGCAGCAGTATTGTTTGGTACTATGAGCTTCTATGGTTACTTTACCAAAAAGGATCTAGATAGCCTAGGTAAATTTATGTTTGTTGGCTTGATTGCCATTGTTATTGCTAGTCTTATCAATATTTTTATTGGTAGCACAGTTATGCAAATGGTAATTAGTGCGTTAGCTATTGTGATCTTCATGGGCCTAACTGCTTATGATACACAACAAATTCGAGAAATTGTTAGTACTGATTCGAGCCCTGCCGCAGAAGTGACCGGTGCATTGACTCTGTACCTAGATTTTATCAATATTTTCTTAAGTCTATTGCAGTTGTTTGGTGATAAAAAGGATTAAAAATGCGTAGTCATTATTGGACAATCGGACCGTTTGCGGATTGGTTGCGTGGCACACCAAAGCTCAAGTGCGGCACCAGTGAAGAATGGAACGACTGGGAAGATCGTGCAAAAGCCGCACATCCTATTCGTTGGTGGATTGCCGAAGAAGGACTCGACTATCTTCAAAAATTTGTTTATTACATTCCGGATCGTCTAAATGACATACGCTATTATATTAATAATCGCTGGGTTAGTCACAGCCATCGTCTTACCGCACATCCTCGAGACATTAAACCTGGTAATTGGAGCGACGTTGGCAATCGCTTTCTTCCTTGTTTGTTCAACGAGCTTGTGGATTTTGTTGAAATAGAACAAGCGTGGCATCACTGCATTTGGAGTGATGAAGCTAAGACTAAGTTCAATGTTCCATGGTACCGTAAAGGTTGGTTGCGTTGGCGTACATGGCGTTGCCCAGAAGCTGGGCTTGAATATCTACGCTGGGCTACTACATTAACCAACGAAGAGTTCCTTGACGAAGGTGAAAAACATCTAGCTGAACCAACTTATCAAGCCAAGGCCGCCAAAGAAATTATCGAGCTTTATACTTGGTGGACTGTGACATATCGCAATCGCCCTGATGCGTACGATGCCAGTGGTTGGAGTGCTTACTGTGAAGCAAGTCGTGCGGCCAACGGTGGTCGTTTAAGTTTTGGTAGCGCCGATAAGACCCCTGAACTTAAAAAGATGAGCGATGAAGCACATAAAAAACTTCGAGAAATTGAAGAAGCATATACTAAGGAAGAGGAAGAAATGATGATTCGTCTTATCAAGATTCGCGAGAGTCTTTGGACATGAAAGATGAAAGAATCATTTGGCTTCGAAAAGCTAAAACAATATTAGATCGAACCGGTCCTGGTATGTGTCTTGCAAAGTGGCTTCAAGTCACTTTGCATTTGCAAAACGGACATACACATAGTTGCCATCATCCAAATACACATCAAATTCCTTTAGAAGAAATTTTAGAGGATCCTAGTGCTTTACACAATACAAAGTTTAAAAAAGAACAACGTAAAATGATGATGACTGGTAGTAGACCAGAAGAGTGTCATTTTTGCTGGCAAGTTGAAGACTCTGCGCCAACCGATTCAGATATCTTTAGTGATAGGATCTATAAAAGCACAGACGAATGGGCAGGCAAGTCTCGTTATTTTGATGTGATGGAAGCAGGCTGGGAACATAACATAAAGCCAACTTATCTTGAAGTTAGTTTTAGTCATGCTTGTAACTTTAAGTGTGCCTATTGTAGTCCACACATTTCTAGCAAGTGGATGGAAGAAATTGAAAAATTTGGTGGGTATCCTACTACACTTCAATACAATAATTTAGAACACACTAAGCATCAAGGTAAAATGCCTATTCCTATCAAGGAACATAATCCATATGTTGAAGCATTTTGGAAATGGTGGCCGGAAATTTATCCAACACTTCATACATTCCGTATCACAGGTGGTGAGCCTTTAATGAGTAAAGATACCTTTAAAGTTCTTGACTATATTATTGAAAACCCTAACCCTAATTTAGAACTTGCTATTAACAGTAATTGTGTTTTACCTGACAAACTATTTGATAAATTTCTTGACAAGATTAAAATCATTCAAGAAACAAATGCTGTTAAAAGATTTACGTTGTTTACAAGTGCCGAAGCGTATGGCGCAAAAGCTGAATATATCAGAAACGGCATGAACTACGACACATGGCTAGACAATTGTCATAGATTCTTAAGCGAAGTGCCGAAAGCAAACTTTAGTATAATGTCAACTTACAATGCTCTTTCTGTTACTTCATACACAGAATTTTTAAAAGATGTATTGTTAATGAAATTAAAACACTACGACCCGGATCGTTCAATCAATTTAGACATTCCTTATTTGGATAATCCAAAATGGATGAGTGTTAGAATACTTCCGTTAGAATACAAGGCTCAAATAGCAAAACAAATAAAATTTATGGAGTCAAATTACTGTGATGGTAAAGGATTCCACGGTTGGGAAGTTTCTAAATTGGAGCGAATCCAATACTTGTTTGGTGAGCAACGAGAAGCCAATTATCTAAAAGATTTTGCTTTGTTTTTTGATGAGCACGATAAACGCAGAAATACCAATTTTTTGGACACATTTCCAGAATTAGCGGAGCTGTATGCTGAATGCAAGAGCTTGACATAAGTACATTTCGGTGCTATAATACTTGTATTGTTAATTAACCAGGAGCATAAATTGGCTAAAGCTGCAACCAAAACTCGTGTAACCAAAAAGCAAGTGATTGCACATCGTACCAAAGCACCCAAAGATCATAGTCCAACTTGGGACGATGCTGAGAGTCTATCTGCTGACGAGTTTAATAAAAAATTCCGTAATGCTATGGACTACTACCGTTTGGAATTTAGCAGTAAAGATTTGAAGCCTGCTGTTATCAAATGGATGACTAGTATTGGTTGCACCAAAGACGACATCCAATCATTTAAGAAAACCAAAGATAATCGTTGTGGCGGAACTATGGGTGCAATCGCAAGTTGTCTGCTTCGCGGTATGCCTGCTGTTCGTGCAGATTTTAACAATGGGCGCGATACAGCCGCTTGGTTGCGCGAACGCATTAACGAAGTGATTCGTGAAGGTAAAGACGACATTGACGAAGAAGCAGAAACCAAAGTTGAAAAACCTGCGGTGTTTACCCCATCGATCCAAGATCGTGTACGTGAATCTGCTTACAAAATGACTGAAGAAATTGAAGACGCTATTGAAAGTTTTCAAACAGATCCAGAAAATTTTGATCCTAAAGCATTTAAAGTTTTGAACTTACTCAAAGGTAAAGAAGCCAAAGCTGCCCATGCACGTATTATTAAAAGTTTTTACAGCCGTGACTTGGCAGAACTTGAAGAACTTGCTAGTGGTAACGCCGACGAACAGTTGCGCGAAGGTTACAGCCATCGCAGTCGCAAACAAATTAAAAATTTGATTGCATTCTATCAAGAAATTATGAGTGCGTGTGATATGCTTGGGCAAGAAGCCAAAGTTAATCGTAAGCCACGTAAGGCTAAAGTTGTTCCTAAAGATAAAATTGTTGCTAAACTCAAGTTCAAGAAGACTGACGAGCCTTTGAAGCTGGTATCTATCAATCCAGCAGACATTATTGGTAGCAAAGAATTGTGGGTGTTTAACACTAAAACACGTAAACTTGGCAAATATGTTGCCAACGAATACATGGAACTCGGTGTTAAAGGCACTACAATTACAGGATTCAACGAGCATACTAGCATACAAAAAACTATTCGTAAGCCTGAAGAAAAGCTCAAAGAATTTAAAGCTGCAGGTAAAGTACAGTTGCGTAAATTCTTAGACGAAATTAATGCTACAGACACTAAAATGAACGGACGCATTAACGAAGAAACTGTGCTACTCAAAGTAGCATAAGATTAAAGCCCAGGTTAACTGGGCTTTTTTTTGGCTGTAGGATACTCTTAGTCTAAGATAAATACAGGACAAGAGACTTTATTATGAGCCAAATTTTTACGATCCAAGACGACAAAATCATTATTAAAACACTCTCTGTAGAAAAAGTACAGGGTGATGTAAGTGTTGAAGGTACACTTACTGTAAACTCGTTAAAAGTGCTGGACCAAGATCAGCCACCAATTGATATTGTTTTTGAAAATATTAACTGGACGGTTGAATCAGAAACAGAACTATTCAGCAAGGGTTTACACTGGACATGGCCAACAGGATCAGTTCAGCTGGCATATCGTTCGGGTGCAAGATTATGGACTGATGCTGATATTGACCTTGCAGCAAATAAATCATATCGAATCGACAATATACCTGTTATTGACAAAGAAAGTCTTGGCGGCTCAATTACAAGAAGTAACTTAAAAGAATTAGGTTCATTGCGTAAACTTACAGTTACAGGCGATGCAACTGTTGGAGATTTTGCACATTTCAATAGTTCTTTTGGACGTTTAGGTCTAAACACAGACAACCCTAACGGCGTTTTAAGTGTTGTTGATAACAACGTAGAAGTAATAGTCAGTTCTCCTAGAGACAACCTAGCACAAATAGGAACTTATACTAATCACGATCTAGAACTAGTAACTGATAACTTACCAAGAATTGCTATAAAGAGTAACGGGCAAGTTGTGTTTGGAAACGAATCAACTAAAAATGCTGATGTTAGAATCTACGGAACTCTAACTGTTGATACTGTTGTTGCTGATAACAGAATTGACAGATATCAACCTTTAGAATTTAAAACCAGCAGAGATAGAGCAATCTACGGTCAAGGACTTATTTGGACCGGAACTGGTAATATGCGTCAGTTTATCATGATGGCTGGCCCAGATAGATTATGGAGTACTGAATCAATCGACTTAGCAGAAGATCAAAGTTACATGATTAATGGTGTTTCATTACTTTCATCAAAAGGACTAGGAAGCTCTGTTACACAATCAAACATTTCTAAATTAGGAACTTTAGAAGAATTAAATGTAGAAGGCGAAGCAACTTTCTTTGAAAGAATCAATGCTACACGTTCTGTTATTAATGCTAAAAACATTTTGTTTAATGACGGAAATGAATTTACTATCACAAACAGTCGTTTAGCATCAAATCAAAAAATTGTACTCGAAGTATTAGGACAAGAAACATTTTACGCAGATCGAAACGAAATTGCTATTGGCGATAAACAAGACAATAGAAAACCAGTTAAAGTATTCGGTCAAATGACTGTAGGAATCAATACGCCACCAGAGGGTGTTGATTTTGCTGTTAGTGGAAATATTCAATTTGCAAACAAAAAATTTGTAACTGGTACGAGTGCGCCAAATAGCGGTTCATTCAGCAAAGGAGATATCTGCTGGAATTCCAATCCAACTGTAGACAACTATATTGGTTGGGTTTGTATTGACGGCGGCGCTCCAGGACAATGGTTACCATTTGGCACAATTAGTCGCCAATAATGTTGACTCTATAATACAAAACTGTATAATTACATTATGCGGCCTTAGGCGTCATCCCGCAATATAAATTCTGCCGCCATTGCTAATCTAAAGGAGATAACAATGGCAAAATTCTATTCAACAAAAACTTACGGAAACGATCGCGGCTTATCATGCTGTTTTAGACAATGGCGTGCCACACATAGTCACTGCTCAACACTACACGGATATTCAATTGGTATCAAACTCATATTTGAATGTGATACACTAGATGACAAAAATTGGTGTATGGACTTTGGTGGACTAAAGGTATTCAAAGAGTGGGCAGACTATATGTTTGACCATACTTTGGTAATTGCAGAAGATGACCCTATGCTGGATCGTTTTAAAGAAATGAGTGGCTGGAGTTCAAATCCAGAACACGATGGCAATGCGGAGCGTGTGCAAGTAGAACCATATCGCAGACAAGGTGTTTGCGATTTACGCATTGTACCTGCTGTAGGTTGCGAAATGTTTGCTAAAATGGCATATGACAAAATGGCAGAGCTGTTAGCAAATGGTAAT